AACTCGTCAAAGCCTATCCAACTAAACGCTAGACCTTGGTAGCGCAGGACATCATCTTCCCTGTCTAGGTAGGACATCCACAACCTCGCACCAGAGGGCGCAGTCCACTGCATTTTACGTTCTGACCATTTAATTCCAGGCCATATCTTAGGGTACATTTCTTGTGACTTAAAGATAAGTTCCCTTAGTTCTTCCGTAGTATGCCGTAGGAGCAATCCTGAGAAGGCTGGATGCCCCATAAAACGTAATGGGTCAGCGAGCATTGCGTAACTCTTACCACCACCTGCACTGCCTCCAAATAGTACCTCACGTTCACCTGCAGCTAGAAAGTCTGTCTGTGGGCCAGCATTAGGTTTAAAGATAACATTGTGTTGCTCTTCAACTGGTGCAGTATACGCAATAGTAGGTTCTATGTTAGGCTGCGTTTTCTTGCGTGTTTTTGTTTTCTGTTGCGCCAAGCCTTGTGCGTTCGATTTCTTCCGCTTTGGCGATTGCCTTTTTCGCATAGTCTGCCCATTTGCGTAGGCTTCCAGCTTTGTTTTTGCGTCTTCGCTCATTATCCAACCGTTTCTTTAATCCTACGTGAGATATTTCTCTGCCTGTATTTGTGGTCAGCCAGTTAGCTACTTCACGATATGAGTATTGTTTTAAATACTTCTTTGCTTTTTCAAGCATATCAAGTTCTATAGCTATTGGCAAGAGAATAAAACTATCATTAGGATCTAACTCATAGCCATAGGGTACTGTTCTTGATATACGTGGTATAGGAACCCATTCGTTGTTTTCTTTAATGTCGGTTGGTTGAGGGAGTTTCCATTGACCTACGGATTTAGTCATCTTCATCCTGTGCTTGTTTAGCTGGCATTAACATAACACCACCCTTTGCTTCTACTTGCATCTTCTCTGTTTTTACAAGACCTGTACGATCTAGTAGTTCTTTAGCTGCTGCCATCTTGTCACGTATACCTAGCTCAGTAGGATCGTTCAAAGCACTGACCATAGCCATAGCTGCCTTTGGCACATTACGTGCTAAGTAGTTATGTGTTACATCAATTATTTCTTCTTTTAAACTAGTAGTAATTTCACGGTTAGGTGTATTAGGTGAATACCCTGCAAGTTTTTTAGCTTCAGTAATATTACCACCAGCTTCATCCATAAGGACATTAAGAAATTTTTGTTGACGTTCTGTTAATTCTCTAGCCATATTATGTCTTTGGTCTTACTTTAGGGCGTATAGATCCTGGTACTGCAGGTTTCTTAGGTGGGCGTTTATTAGTAATATTTGTAGAATTAAACTGTTTAGCTTTTGCTACTTCTTTTTCAATACGAGCTTGTAACTGTGCTCGTTTTTTAGCATCAGTTTCAGCTTTAAGTTTCTTACGCATTTCTGCTAATTTAGCTGCCTGTGCTTGTTTTTGAGCTTTAATCTTATCGCTCATAACTTTTGCTGTACCAGCAGCACCTATTCCAGCACCTACAACTGCAGATTGTCGGCCTAGTTGACGAGCATTACGCATACCCCTAACACCTGCTTTAGTTTGAGATTGACCTGTAGTTGGTTTAGTAGTCATATCTTTTGCATGTTTACGTGCTTCTTGCACAGCTTTTTTACCAAACTTTTTAATTGCTGCTTGTATACCTTTCTTAGCAAGAAAAGCTATTATAGGTGCGAACTGTATTGCCATTGTATTTTTTCCTTATATCATCTCAAAATGTGGGGCATCAATAAATGGTCTACGCCCTTCTGATCTACGCAGGTCTATGTAAGCATTCATAGAATCTTCTGCTGTACCTTGATACATTCTTATATCTCCTTCAGACCAAGCGGCTCCCCACTTAATAGCTACACTATTACGTCTAGCTGCTTCTGCCATTGCATCACATATATCATCATATACGTTTAGCTCCCAAGATATATCTGAACCAAAGTATGCAACAAGATCTACAGCCCTACCATCTAAGTGTTTGCTTTTCATAGTTTGTGATCTACCTGAGTCGTATAGTTTCTGTTGCTCTTCTAAAGTACGCATACCATATGTAACACCAAAATCTACTTTAGTTAAATTAATGGCTTCCATAACTACAGCTACAAGGTCTTTCTCTACACCTTCTAACTTACTTATACTTCTTGCGCTTAGTTTAAATCCCATACTATTTCCTTACATTGGTGTTTTTACATACTTGGATACTGCTCTGCCACCAAACCAAAAACTAATTATAGCTGCAAATAATCCGCTTGTAGCATCATCCCAGATTAAAGATAGTGACCTACCAAGATCATTACCCGCATCCATAAGAGATATTAATGCTGTTACTTTAATGGCAACAAAAAGGCCAAAGAAAACATAAGTAATGACAGGACGTACACTGCCTCGTAGTGCGTTGATAAAACCTCCTGCGTCCATACTATCATGTTTATACAGTCCTTCTGTTTCTTTTATCTCTGCTTGTTTATCTATTATGTTTAGCTTTAGCTCATTACGCTTTGCCATCATATCCATCTCAAGCGACATACGCTCAAGATTATGTTTATGCTCTTGTCCTGCTTTAAAGTAGTTTAATACTTCAGGTAAAAAAGAAGTACCAAATCCTAGTAAGCTACCAAGTAATGTAATCATAGTGTTACCTTTGTTTTATCTTCTTCAAAAGAAATCTTTGTACATTTAGAAAAAGAGAAAGACTCTTTTGACGGTTTACTATCTTCTAACTTTTTAATTAAAATACTTCTTGCTATTTCACATCTTTCCATTGAAGGATACAGTATTTGATCTGAGGCTATTTTATGCTGCCCCATTTGAATTAATATGAGTACTATAACATACATATTACTTTCTTACTTTCCACTCATAGACCTGTCTGTTTTAGCTTCTTTATTCATCCAGATACCAAAACAACCTGTTAAAGCACCCATACATACAGATACAAGTCCTGCTTGTCCTGTAGTTGGATCAGGTAAAGACATGTACCAATGTACAGACTGATAGGTTAATATAGTAACTACTAGCATCATTAGTCGTGGAAATATTTTGTAATCATCAATAGTAGTATGTGCCATATTTTATCCTACCATACCACCCTTAGCGGCTCTAAATCGTCTGGTTTTCTTTGCAATGTTTTTAGGTTGAGCCACATGCTGCTTACCTGCCGCCTTGCCTTTTCGTTTAGCTCTAGTTGTAGCGGCATATTCACTGCTGCTAAGAGACTCAATAGCCTTAGAAGGTAAATAACGTTCACCAGTTTTAGCACTAGGCTTGCCACTTTTAGTTCGCCATTTTTGTTTGGTCCAATCAGTTAGACTTTGTTGAGACTTAGCTTTTGCCACGTCAACAGCAATCGCAGTCTTCGTGACACTTCTTATTAAGGAGCGCACACCATAGTCTCTTAAAATATTTTACTATTTTTTTCATTAGCTTCTATATCCCCCACCAGCAGCTTTATATGCTTTGGCTAACATTTGGGCTTTACGTGCAGACCATTGACCTGCACTTCCACCTTTAGTACCCGCTTTAATTCTATTAAATAGTCGCTTGCGTAATTCGGGTTTTGTATAATTCCCTGCTTTGTTGACGGTACTCTTCTTTTTGGTTTTCGTCTTGGTAGATGACTTTGTTGATTTCGCCACGACTAATTCCTATATCTTGAAGTTCTTTATTGGTCATATTCATTAATAGCCAATAGTCAGCCCTACGTTGTTGATTGTCTTGTATTATTTTTAATAGTCTACGTAGGTATTGTATAATGTAGTTCATAACTTTCTCCTTGTTAACGATAACATTTGTTATCCAAGGTAGTTATACTACAGTTAGGTATATCATACTACAGATAATAATGCAACCCCGATATGCATTTATATTAGGGTTACACTTTTTTTATGATAATACTACTTTAATAGTTACGTTGTCACTAGTAGCTGCTAAGATGTTCATTATAACAGCATCACCAACAGCATCAGGTATTGCAAGAGTATAATTACCTGCCTCTAGTTCTAAATCATTAGCACCACAGTTTGCCTCTGCAGGACCAAAGTTAATTAAAAACTCTTGATCAGCGTGAAGATGTACAACTTTAAAGCCAGTGCAGGTAAAATGTGAAGTATTAGCTGCAGTATTATCTATGGTTGCTTTTGTTTGTACACTCCATTGTAACGTATTAGGTTGGAATGTGCCTACGGAAGTTGACATTTATCATTCCCCCTTTAATGTACTGAGTATTCTAGTTCAACAGTAAATCTACCTGCAGATGCATCACCGTTAAGAGTAGTAGTAGCAAACACGTACAAGTGTGTATTTGCAATAGGTGCTTGTACTAGGGGATCAAATATATGATACCCTGCTGCATCCAGATCTAAATCAATTTCAGTTACTGAGTCAGTAGCAGAAATACGTGGATTAAAAGACGCCACTCCTGCACCTACAATCTCTGTACCTGAAGATACTACAGCAGCATTAGTAGCAATGCCAGAAGTAGGATTAAGTGCTAGACCACCTACAAGTGTTGGTCCTGCGACAGTAGTAATAAATACTAATGCACGATGGATAAAAAACTTAGTAGGTGTTACAATACCCGATGGAGTATTAGTATCTAATGTTCCTAGCTCTACAAGACAGTCTCCGTCTGCATATGCTGAAGCTGTATCTGTATCTGCTAGTGATCCTACAAACGTTTGTATTTTACGTGTGCCGAATGAATGTAACAGACCTGTGCCTGTTATTCCTGTACCAAAGGTTACGTTATCTTCGTAAGCCTCAATACCTTTTGTAAAAGTTGTTGTTGCCATTTTAAAAATCCTCCTGTGGTGTTACCACGTTGCTTGGCATAGTGTGGGTTGACCACTTATAATTTTTTATTTCTTCTTCATAACTCGTCTAGTAGCACCGCCTTTAGCATAGCCTTTTTTCTTCATGCCACCTTTAGCCATACCTTTTTTCTTCATCATGGCTCCACCACGAGCCGCTGCCATTGTTTTAGCTTTAGCTTTAGGTTTTTTTGCTGGTTTAGTAGAACGTGTAAGTAGCTCACGTAATGGTATACCTAGTTTGTCTGCTTCTTTCTTCATGGACTTTAGCCATGCTGGATCACCTGTAGGTTTAGTCATTATTCTTTCTCCTGATATAAATTGTTAAACACTCGTTGCGTATCCCAGATGTACTCTACATCTTCCTTTGAGTGAAATATATGCTGATTAGGTCTAAAGTCAGGAGCACCTTGTCCTGTCTCAAACCAAGCTGGGTGAGTTACTCTCACTCTATTATTGGGTAACGCAACCATGTTACCTGTATAATCTCCTGCATCTAATAATTCTAATACATGAGATTGTTTATGTTGAGCAGGGTCATCTGCTACTTCACTATCTGTGTAGTCAACTGTGAAGTAATATTTAGCTGGATAAAACTCTCCATCTACTTTAGCTATCCAAGGGGCAGGGCTTGCACGTTCTATCTTATAAACACTATGTGTGTGTGACATACAATCCCAAGGCTGGGCTAAATACGTAGGTAAAGCACTAGGCCATTGTTCATATGCTGTATCTGCTATAAGTGCAGTCAAAGGCATTCTTGCCCACATAGCACCGCCATGTACATTCTCTTCGTCTGTATCGTCTGACTCACATCCAGTAAATATAACCTGAAAACTAAGTGTTCTATTTGGCATAGTTGTTACTGCAACTACCATGCAATGTAAAAATTCTCCGTGATACTCTTCCATGTTCTTAGTATATTCACGGCGTACCCATGCTTTAAAATGTGGTATGCTACTTTGTAGATACGGCATTGTGTTTCCTTCGCAAGTCTGCTTTAGCTGATTTGAAGAGTTCCGATATGGTTGTCTTCTTCATAACTTTAGCACGTTGTTCAGCTACCGTCAATATCTGAATCTTTCTTGCGTAAGGTTTCTTTATCCGTTTAACTTTAGCTATTGTAGCTTTTGCATCAGCTACAGTTGCAAACTTAATAGGTACAGTATCTTTAGGGTTCTCATCTGTATATAATCTGCGACCAGACCCTTTAGGTTTTTTACCTGTACCTACTTTGGGGTCTGGTTTCTTTTTAGTCATGCTATAATAAAGTCTACTATTTGTCCGTCAGGTGTACGTAGTTTATTTGGGTTTGGATTATATGCATACATCTGATTAACTAGCTTTAAGTCTTCTACAGGTGTATCAGGAGTTACTCTTGTAGGCTCTTTTGTATTTACATCTTTTCTCACAGGCTCACCTATACCATTCTCAAACACTATATTTACATGTGTTTGGAATGGCATACTAGGCAATGGCAGATGAGAAATAAGAGACATTAATAAAACATGCCACCTTTACGCATGTCTGTGCTTCCTGATTTAACTGTGCCACCACGGTTCATGTAACCCATCTTGTTACGTACAGTAGTAGGTAGTTTCTTTAAACCTTTTTGTGAAGCAGAAGGTTGTGTAAGTCCACCTTTGTTGAAAGGAGTAGGCGGCAATGTTACAGGTTTAGCTTTTTTATCTGCTAAACCTTGTTCCATTTTACGTGTGCTTCTACCTAATTCTGCATTTTCTTTAGCGCGTAGTAATCTTAATTTAGCTTCAGCGGCTTTTAAAGATGCTTTGTCTGTAGCATTTTTATCTGTTTTCTTTTCAAGATTACGAATAATAGTTTGTAACTCTTCTTCAGTTTTACCTGATAATTGAGATACTAGTGAGGTACGTCCACCTGTACGATTAATACGTTTTCCTGTAGCTGCTTGTTCAATAGCTTTTGTAGTTGATCTAGTTGCTCCTGCCATTAGTTTATTCCTCTTACCATTTTACTTTGTGTGACCAATAACGAGCACTGAGCTTACTAGGCTTAGAGTCTTGTGCATTGTGTCTTGCATAATAGCTCTTCTTACGAGCTTTGTCTTTAGCAGTTGAAGGATTTTTGCCAGCACCACTTACGCCTTGCTGTCCAAACCTAATAAATTTATACGTGTCACCTTCTTTAGCCATTACGCAGTGTGACTTCTTAGGGTGCTTAGGTGTACGCTTAGGTTTGTTTACACCAGACAGACCCTCTGCCTTCATTTTAGTTTTAACTCTTTCAGGAATTGCCATCAGTCCAACCTTCTTCACGCATAGCCCACTCTACATGTTCCAGAGTAAAGGGTTTACCATAATGGTTCTGCACTGCTTCACGTACATAGAATACATCACTATGGGGAATGTGTAAGTCCTCAAGATTACCACGTAATACATGGTTATAAAATTCTTCAAGAACATTGTCTGTCTTTAGTTTTACTGATTTCTTTGCCATTGTCAATACTTTTTATTTACATATACAAATAATTCTCGCTTAATAGCGATTATTTACATATATAGCTACATGTATCCTTACTTAAAGTATATCACTGTACGTGTATACTTATATGTTTTTATAGATATATGTTATTTTAGTTATGTATGTGTATATTTAAGTGTATCACTGTACATGTATCACTTATAGTGACCCTACCCTAACTAACATATATAGTTTTACACATTATTAATACCATGTCAATAGTAAATCGTACATTGTTGTAATTATATCTATTACTGTTGCTGTGTTGCACATATATCACACTACATTTGTGATCACAAAATACTGTAAACCACTATATGTGTAATGTGGTTAACACCCCATTTTCCTGATCTGTGTAGGAGTACATGCATATATAACGCTACGGCCCCCCATGGCCCCTGCCTACCCCTCTCAACACACAATTGCATGTATGATGCAGCGTCATGACCTGTGTTGAAAGCAAACAATGCCACATCATTCACCGCCATATCAAAGATATGAATGATATCAACAGGTTACTTGTCTACGACAACTGTTATGCAATCAGTTGCCACTCTTTAGAGTGAAGAAATACAGGGGATTTTCACATCAAAGATGTGTAGCAGTGCCGATGCACACTATCCCACTACATCAGCTATGCTGATAGATATACCTACAGCTTTGCTGTACAGAACCATACCCCCCTTTATCAATACCATTGATCAATCACATGATCCTACAAGCCATGTGCAGCTCTGCCAATGGTTCACCAACCGTCCAACATTGGACACTTCACAGTTATACTGTGGCAATTAAGCAACAGTTTTGGTGGCCCAACCCAATCTTGGCTCATGAGTTTAGCGCATGTACTTCAAAATATATATGAAATATATTTTTGCAGTGGTGCGTGAAACGACAGGCGCAGAGGATCACGAGGCAAATTTTCTCTGGACAAAACTTATACTATATTCTATTAGTTTTTAATGATAAAGTATATCTCACTTTTTGTGAGAGATATACATTTCTCATATAAAAACAGAATATAGATAAAGGAACGAAAAATGGCAAACTCAACAGCAACAACTGGTACTTCAATCGATGCTTTGGTAAAAGAGGGCAAAGCCCTTGGATCAATTTGGCGTCAAGTGAACAGCCTAAAGCAAACCATCAAAGAGAATGGTTTCGATACAAGGTTGGGCAAATTGCTTCAGCAATTGAAAGCAAATGCAACCACAGATGCTGGTCAAATACCAACACATGTTCTTCGAACACATGGTATTCAGCAAATTGATCGTCGTCGTAGAGCAGAAGCTCTTTGGTTCGTTGAAAACGAAAAGGAATGTCGCCAGTTTATCGTAGATAACAAATATACAGGTTCATCTCTTACAGCTTTACAAGCTGCAATGCGTAAAGCTGCCAAGGGCAGTGATGAAGATCAACCTGCTAAAGCAGAACCGTCCAATGTTGGACAGTCTGAGGAAGCTCCTGCTAAAGCAGAGAAAGCACCAGTGAAGATATCTCACAAGGTTATGGTAAATACCATAATTGCTCAAGCTGAACTCAATGGTTTGGATCTTGAAAAGATCATTGAAGATCTGATGGCAGCTATTCCTTCAAAGAAAGTAGCTGCATGAGCCGTAGAGATAAAACATCAATTCGGTATTTATTACCGAAAACACAAGCAAGCATCCATCAGTATATGTTGGATGCAGCTATGGCACAATTCATTGAATTGTCACAAGCACAAGAAGCAAACCGTCCAACATTGGACACTTTGATTGCTAACACATTAACTCCAAAAGAGTTAAAAGAACACGAACCAACGCTTATCTACGATAGTGGATGGAAGGACGTATCATGATTAAAATCATTCTCGCTGTAGCATGGATTGCAATACTTGTATTGCTTTCCTACTTAACCATTGCAGTTGCATCCATCAATGGGCATATACATATCCTAATTGGCATTGCAGTTCCCGTTGCAATGTTGGGGTTTATTACAATTTGTGAACGTCCTCTTGACAAGTAGTATTACATAGTTATATAAACACTTGATACTTTAGTGAAAGTGTTATATAACATATGTATAATACTAAAGATAACTGAAACCGTCCAATGTT